CGGATCGGTGAGCAGGACGTACTTGTCTCGCAGATCGAACTAGACAACGGGGTAAGCTCCGGAGTCCAGTTACGCGCACTCGGGAACGATATGGTCCCCCTGCACGAGGAGCACACCGCGCGGTTGGAGCGCGGCATCACACTGGACGACTGGAGCAAAATGGAACTGGAAGAAAAAGCACTGGTCATTGCAAACAGGCGCATCCGGATCGCGGTGGATAACCTTCAGGCGGACGCTGAGATCAAGTCTGCCAAGAGGAACGCCAAGAGGGGCGGCAAGTAATGAAAAAGGCTGGTGTCGAGCTTGTTGTTGAAGGATTGATGGCCTTTGGGCGGGACATGGAGTCTGCTAATGGTTCCCTGAAAAAATTAGGCAGCGGGGGGACTCTCCTTCAGAGAACTTTCGAGGGCATAGGGGGCGCGCTGAGTTCCTTCGGGCGCGAGGTGTTGAACGTGGCAGAGGTAGCCCTGGGTGTATTGCTGAGGGACGCTATCAACGCTGTAATTACGAAAATCAAGGAGTTGATCGGGGCTGTTTTTGAGGCTGGGTCGGAATTCCAGCTTTTGGAACTGCGATTGAAACGGCTGAACGCCAACTGGCTCATCGAGAATGAAAACATCAAAGACTATTCGCAGGCCATGGAGTTGGCGACGCAGGCCACACGGGAGCAACTGAAATGGCTTCAGCAGTTGGCATTTACCACTCCCTATGACGCCTCCGATATTGCAAACGTCTTCACCCTGGCCAGATCATACGGATTTGCGGCTGATGAAGCCAAGAGTCTGACTGAAAGCATTATCAACTTTGCATCCGGGATGGGGCTGGGCAACCAGGAGATTGAACGGATCATCATCAACTTCGGGCAGCTTGTCCAGCAGGGCAAACTGAACGGACAGGAACTTCGAGACCTGGCGCGCGGCGCGTTTGTGCCGGTGAACGACATCCTGACGAGGATGCGCGAGAACATGGGGCTGACAACCAAGGAATTTGAGGATATGCGCAAGGGGGGGAAATTGACAGGTGAGGCGGTTCAGGAATTCATCAGCGCATTCCAGGAAATCGTAGCCGAACGGTTCCAGGGTGCGGCCCAGGACATGGCGCGCTCCTGGCAGGGTGCGACCGCTAACGTGATAGACTTCGTAAAGTCTATCTTGGGGTTGAATGTAGTGAAACCAATCCTGGATACACTGGGGGGAGCACTTGCAGATTTATTGTCATCCATCAGCCCGGAGGATTTTGCCTTCATTAGCGAACATGCAGATAGATTCGGGCAGTCGCTGGCTAGGCTGGCGGGAGAAATTATTGGAGTGAAAGATTCAAATCTGGAGGATTTACCTGAGAAAATTGTAGAGGGGTTCGATAAAATGACGACATGGATCAACACGAATGGCCCTAAAATCAAGGAATTCTTTAAGGATGTTGGAAAAACGATAAAAGAGGATATCATTCCATGGGTCAGGGACGAATTGATCCCTGCGTTTCAAAAAATCTCAGACTGGGTAACGACAAATGGGCCTAAGATCGAGGATGTGTTCGCTGGTATCGGGACAGTCATCAAGGAGGATATCATCCCGTGGATCGAAGAGCACTTGGTCCCTGCCTTCGATAAGATCAAGGAATGGACGGATGAGAATGGCCCACTGATCAAGGAATTCTTCAAAACACTGGGTGAGATCATAGGCGGCGTATTCGAAGACCTGGAGATTGGCGGACTTGATTCATTCCTGGCAAGTATAAAAACCGGAATGCAGTGGGTGATCGACCATAAGGAGGATTTGCAGGACTGGATCACAAAGTTCATAGAGTTTTCGATATGGGTGGAAAAACTGTCATTCGTTTTAAAAATCCTGGGAATAATCGTCGGCTTTATCGTGGCCCCATTCCTGATCCTGGGTGGTATTCTTTTGGGTTTGATTGCGATAATTGCCGGCGTAGCTGCCGTTCTTTCATTGCTTTTCATTCCGCAGGTGTTGATAGCACTGGCTGTTCTGGCATTATTGTTAATCATCTATGAGATAGCAACTAATTTCGAATATCTTAAGCAAGTAATATTGGATTTCTTGCTCACCACCATGAACAAGATTGGTGAATTTGTAGCGAATACGGGCGAGAAACTGGGGGAATTTGTCGCAACCGCGGGAGATAAATTCCTTGAGTTCGTGGCTGCCACTTATGAAAAGATGAAAGAATTTGTTGCAAACGCACGAGAGAAATTCGAGGAATTCGTGGCTAACGCTGCTGAAAAATTTGAACAATTCAAAGCCTCCGCACTCCAGAAGTTCGAAGAATTCAAAGCCTCCGCACTCCAGAAGTTCGAAGAATTCAAGGCTGGTGTAGCAGCAAAAATAGAAGAAGTAAAAAAGAACATAAAAGAAAAGATCGAAGCAGCAAAAAAAGCGATTCTGGAAATAGATTGGTATGGCGCTGGAATGGCCATTGTTGATGGGATTGTTGCTGGCATTAAAGATACAATGTATAAAGTAGCCGATATATTGAGAAAATTGGCCAACCGAGCCCTTGAGGCGATTAACCACGCCCTCGGGATAGGTTCACCATCGCTGGAGTTTGCAATAGTTGGAGAGATGACAATTCTTGGATTAGTAGAAGGAATTGATAAAAATGCGCGCCTGGCGGAAATAGCCATGCGGAAGGTTGTTGCGCGCGTCTCGGCGCCGGCACTGAACATGCCGAACATCATGCAGCAGTATGCGGTGGCAGCCTCCCCCTCTGTGAACACGTCCTACCAGACGACGAATAACTGGAACCTGACAGTTCACTCACAAGCGCGTACTGAGCAGGTGGTACAGGATTACAACATGATGCAATCATTGGGTAGTGCATAATGGCAACACTTAGAATTCTTGTGCCGGATGGCACGACAAACTATGTGAAGAACCCGTCAATGAGATTTGACGCCACGGGATGGACGGCTGCGGGGTCAACGCTTACACGCACACTGACACGCGCGAGGTTCGGGATTTCGGCCTTGCAGGTGGTGACGAATGGGAGCGCGCTGAACGAGGGCGCCTATTACCGGGTGAGCAACCTGACGAATGTGAATGACCCGATCACGGTCAGCGCGTATGTGCGCGGGACCGGACGGGTGAGGATCAGGGTCATCTCGAGCCTGGGGGGGTCTCAGGCATTCTCGAAGGATGTGGATTTGCTGGCCGACCGCTGGACACGGATATACGCAACCGGAAGGCATAACGGCTCGAACGATATACGGGTGTATGTGGAGACGAACGGGGCCGCTGCGCAGGCGCGTACGTTCTATGTGGACGGAGTCCAGATGGAGGTCAAGCCCTACCCCACGACCTACATAGACGGAGAGCAACCGGGATGCAGATGGCACGGAGTTTCGCATAACAGTATCTCGATCAGAGACCCATATACGCGCGCCGGGGGACGATGGGTGACCATCGGCGGCCCGGAGCGGGAAGCACAGGATCTGTACATGACCGTGGTGGGCGGACTGGGCGTGGCGCCGATGACGAATAACGTGCAGTCCTATGCGGACAGCCCCGGATCGTATTTCCAGAACCAGAAGATATTCGCGCGCACGATCACTCTCACGTTCTTTGCGAAGCATGTGGACCTGCTGGGTGAGAAGCCGGTATCGCTGCAGAACCTGCACCAGCTAAGGCAGATGCTGATCGACATTATCAAGCCGGACCGGACGGCGGGAGGAGAGGAGTTCCTGATGGAGTACCAGGACGGGGACAAGCCTTTGTACTTCAGCGCGCGCTATGACGGCGGGCTGGATGGGGAGTGGGACATACGCAACCAGTGGATCAACTCGTTCCCGCTGAGACTGCTGGCGGTGTCACCTTTCCTGGCGGAGGACAGCCAGGAGGTGGCGAGCCTGGACTTCCAGAACTGGGAGTCGAACATGAACCGGGTCATCCAGCGCGTGGACGGGGAATGGAAGATGATGAATTATGGATTCGATAATCTTGTATATAGCGTCGAACTGGGGCGGCGCGGGGAGGTGTTCGCAGGCGGTGGTTTCACTCATGCCAATAATAACGCTCTGGCGATCGACCCGCTTATATTCGCGAATTGTATTGCCTACTTCGATGGAGACCAGTGGCAGCGGGTTTCAACCGGCGCGCTGGGGGTCGGCAATTCGGTGAGGGCGGTGGCATTGGCACCGAACGGGGATATTTATATCGGAGGAATTTTTACATCTGTCGGTGGAGTAGCGGCTAATAACATCGCTAAATGGAATGGGACGACCTGGAGTGCGCTGGGGAGTGGATTGAACGGAACTGTCCTTGCGGTGGAGGTGGCGCCGAATGGGGATATATATGTGGGAGGGGGGTTCACGACCGCGGGCGGCATCCCGGCGAGCTGCCTGGCGCGCTGGGATGGCGGGTCATGGCACTCCATGGGGATATCAGGTGGGCTCAATAGCAGCGTCTCGGCATTATCCATCTCACCGGATGGCTTATCAGTATATGTGGGCGGTTTCTTCACGGATGAGTTCGGGGCGTCGGCAGACAACCTCCTGCGGATTGCCATATATGATGTGGCGACGAATAGCTTCGAAGCAATCGGAGACGGGTTCGACGCGGAAGTATGGGATATCAAACTCTCCGACTCCGGACTGCTGTATGCGGGTGGAATCTTTACACTATCAGGACTGCAATCCGTGCCGCATGTCGCGGTCTGGAACGGGTCAATCTGGCAGCCGCTGGGGAGCGGGATGGAAACGACCGGGGAGGTCTATTCCATCGACCTGGCACCCAACGGGGACCTGATGGCACTGGGAAATTTCACGGAAGCGGGTGGTTTGGATACAAAGAACGGTGCGCTGTGGAACGGCTCGACCTGGGTGAGCCTGGATATTATTCCGAACGGGGTATGGCTGGACGGGCTATTCAACCCGGATAATGGAAATGTCTACCTTTCCGGGGAAGGAAACACAACAACCGGGGACTCGAATGCTATATTCTCAGGGGTGACGCTGGTGGATAACGCTGGAACGGCGGAGGTCTCGCCTGTCATCTATGTGTTGGGACAGGGGACTCTGCGCAGGATCGAGAACTGGACGACGAAGAAAAGAATGTTCCTGGAACTGGATATCCTGGACGACGAGGAAGTGTTCATAGACTTCGGACGCGCGCAGATCAGGAGCACAGTGCGCGGTGACCTAAGTCACAGGATCCTTTCCGGGTCGGACTTCAAGGCATTTACGCTTATCCCGGGGGAGAACAAGATCATCACGTTCATGACGAACGATGTGGACGCCTATATGCAGATCAGCTACCAGCCGCTGCACTGGGGAGCGGATGCAACGGCTCCGATAGAGGAGCTGTAATGGCGGCCTTCGAGTTCTGGCTGACAGACGACGCGGGGAAGCGGCTCGAGCTGTTGGACCGCTTTGCCTTTGCATCGTATTCGCGCGTGGTCTCGGGGAGGAGTACGCTCCAGATCGGAATCCCCTACCGGGATTTCGAGAAGAGGATCAAGCCGGTGTTCGCGCCGGATCGCAGGATCGACGTGTGGAGGAGTCCGGCGCATGGGTATCCCTTGCGGCGCGAGGGAGTGTTCCTGCTGCGGAAGCCAAAAATATACACGCGCACGGAGGATGCTCTTCAGATCATCGAGTTCTTCGGACGCGGGCCGGTGGATCTGTTGAACCGGCGCTTCGTGGTGCAGCAGCCGGGCACGACCTACTCCGAGAAGACGGCGGCGATCGACGACATGATGAAGGAGATCGTGCGCGAGCAGATGCTGTTCGGGTATGCAGTGGATCATAATGGCCTATTCGATAACTCGCGGGCTTATCCAGCCGATGAATTCTCTGTGCAGTTCGACGTGGCGCGCGGACCGGTGGTCAGCAAGCGTTTTGCCGGGCGCAACGTCCTGGATGTTTTGAAGGATCTGAAAGACCTGAGTTTCCAGAAGCACGAGGATAACCCGCTGTTCAACGAGCGCATCTACTTCGATGTGGTGCCGCTGGAACTGGGCGGGTTCGAGATTTTCATCCTGGACGAACCAACCGGAGCCATTATCCTGGACGAGAGAGGCGAGGGTCTGGAGGATGAGCAGTCCATCACTTCGCGCGCTGAGCTGGGCCTGCAATTCCAGACGTTCGTGAATCTGCGCGGGCAGGACCGGACGAGCCTGTTCGAATTCTCTGTGGAGAACGGGAATATGATCAAGCCGTTCTATGCTGTGGATCACTTCGATGAGGTGAATGCCGTGATCGTGCGCGGGCAGGGACGCGGGGAAAGCCAGGCGACTGCCGTGGTGGAGGATGCGGTGCGGATCGGAGCCTCGCGCTGGAACCGGTGCGAGGACATGGCGTCGGCTTCGTATGAGGCGGAGGAGACCGCGCTGGAAGAGGTGGGGCGCGGGGAATTGACCGTGGGCAGGCCGCGCGAGGAACTGTATGTGACATTCCTGAACACGCCGGGGGGATTGCACCAGCCGAGGAGTCTGTATGGGGTGGATTGGGATCTGGGGGATCTGGTGCGGGTGACGTATGCAGGGATCCAGATGGAGGCGGAGATCGTGATCGTGTATGTCTCGTATGACGAGAACGGCGAAGAGGAGATCACAGGCAGGAACGACGTGGGAGAAATAGGATGAGCAGAGTAGAAGAGTATTATAAGAGCACCCTCCAGCGGCTTGTGACGGAGACTGAGTCTCTGAAGAAGCGCGTGCGCAGGCTGGAGGCTGACATCCCGCTCTTCGATGTATCCAATGAGTTTTCCCCCACTGCCCTGGCGGGTACATCTAACAATTACGACCCGGGAAACTACGATGTTCTGAGACTGACAATGACACAGGACTCTGCGATCACCGGGATTTTAGGAGGGAAGAAGGGCAGGTATCTGGAACTATATAATGCCTCTGCCTACAAACTTACACTTCCGAACGAAGGTTCAGCGTCCAGTGCCACCGCCCGGGTTGTGACCCCGAGCGGACAGGATGTGGTGGTTTTCCCGTCTGCGCGCGCAAAACTATATTATGACATTGGCGCACAGAGGTGGGTAGTGCCTGACCTGCCACAATGGGCTGGGCGGTATGGGATAGGAATATTTGCATTCAAAACCCCGTTGGGTATCGCCCTTCAAAGCATACCGGACATTGTAGGAGCACAACTACAAATCAACAGGGTGGTCATAGATGATTGGGGTTTGTTCGACGCGGCAAATTTCAGGGTAGTGATCCCTGCCGGTCTGGGAGGTTTATGGCTCGGATCCTTAACTGGGTACTGGGACCCGGACGTGGTGGGAGGAAATTGGCGCCAGATCAACTGGCACATCAACGGTTACGCTCAAACGGCGTTGACAGTGCCATCGGTTGCGGGCAAAGACCATTGGATGACCGCACAGTTGAACTACCCGCTTGCGGCTGGCGACGTGGTTACCTGGCACGCTTATCAGATCTCCGGTGCCCCTTTGAATTTCAGGATCCCGGCGGTTCTGCTCGTGAAAATAAGGTAGGTACTTATGGCAAAGATTTCTGCTTACACGGAAGATACAACCCCGGACCGGGACGCGTATGTTGTCATCGCGATCGGCGGGGTGAATTATAAGGTCAAGATCCTGAACCTGACCTCCTTGATGGGCGGGCCACAGGGAACGGGTGATAACTATCAGATCACGACCAGCGTGGTGACGAATGATCTGACAGTTGCGCTGAAGACACTGGCGGGAGCCGACCCATCCCTGGCCGACCCGATCAAGGTGCGGATCGGGAACACGGTGCAGACGATCAGCGCGGCTCTCTCGACGACGAAGAACGACGGGACGAACTGGTGCAACGCGGGGGGAACTGAAATGGCCACGCAGGACGTGGACTTCTTCGTGTATCTGATCCAGGAGACCGGGGCGAACGCGGGGACGAAGATAGGCTTCAGCCGGATTCCGAGCGCGCGCGTGATGAGTGATTTCGTAAACACGAATACGAACGAGAAATACATTGCCGGGAACTGGGTGAACTTCAACGCGACGGATGTGGTGGAGAATATCGGGAGGTTCAATGCAACCCTCTCTGCCACGGCCACCTTCCAGTGGTCGATCCCGGCTACGAGCATTATCATCAGCCGGCCAATCTTCGAGACGCGCTGGCTGACCTGGACCCCGACGGTGGTGGGATTCAACCCTGACCCGACGTTCATCGCGCGCTACAAGCTGGATGGTTACAGCCTGAGCATCAAGTGGGTCCAGGCCGCAATAGGAACATCGGATACCACCACCTACACGATCACGGCGCCGTTCATCGCAAAGAATATTGCGAATTATTACCAGTATTTTGGCATCCCCTTGGTGACGAACAACGGCGTGGCGGTTGCACCGGGCAGCGGTCTGATCACCCCGAACACAAACCTGATCGAGCTCTACCTGGCGACTTTTGCGGTATGGACAGCCGCCAACGGAAAGAACGCCAGTTTCAGCACGTTTTTCGAGATTTAAATCACATACCCCGCGGGTCGCATCCGCGGGATATGCGTCAGGAGCCAACCTGAGTGAGCGTGTACATACACTATCGGAGGGGCCGGCGTTGCCCTACGGTTCGATTATACGAAAGAATGGGGGATTCTTCAAGGGGAATTTTTGATTTAACCTTGACAGAAACAAAATCTATATGGTATATGCTGTGTTGTGAGGTAAAAATATCATGGCGTATTTCACAGGAGAGCAAATGAAACAAGAGGAAGTCGACTCCAAAATGTCCCAAGCCCTGGGCGTCTGGGCGAAGCGCCACAACGTTCGCGCTGTGGATTTCGAGGATGCCATGGGGTGGAGTTACAACCACGCGTTCAATGTCCTGCGTGGGAAATTCACATTCACCAAGGAAGCCTACGGGACTTTCATCCGCGCGTACGGGATGGGCGCCCTGCTGGAGGTGGCCAGGATCGCCGGCGTGAACCTGGATAAGACGGAAGACTGATGTTTAACCGTTTCGGGAAGCACTGTAACCTTTTTGACTGTAACCTTTTTGACTGTAACCTTTTGCAGGTTACTTCGTCACGCAATAGTCGCATTAACTAACCAAGGAGCCAACATGCAACCCGAAACAACCATTTTTGTGGGGGATTTTTGTCTCTATATTGCAGAAAGGGAGGCGTGAGATGTCGAACAAGATCAACTTAGCGGACTATACACAGTATTTCATTCCAACAGATGATGGGGTTCTGGTGGATACTGAGATATTCAAACACCGTAAAAGTTTAGGTAACAAGGTTTGGGATTTGCTTAAACTGATGTGCGGAGGTGGAACGAATAAAGACATTTCTGCTTTTGAACACAGTCCAGATGATTGGTATTTGGCGAGAAAAGAATTTGATTCCCTTCGCGATAAATTCTTCTACGAACTAGCCAGGCGGGATGGAGCAATGTGTAAGGAGTGTGGGTCAATGGAGGATTTGACAGTAGACCACATTATCCCTCTTTCTCGAGGTGGCAGGAATGATTTAATAAACATGAAAATTCTCTGCAGGCGAGACAATAGTCGAAAGGGGGCGAGATGAGCAAAAGAGCATACCACGACGCATTGGATGACTTCTTGGATCGTCCCATCGCCTACAATCCGGTATTTAAGAGAATTACTGGAAGCACAGTGGCTGGTATATTTCTGAGCCAGGGATGGTATTGGTCAAAGAGACACTTGGAAAATGATGGATGGTTTTATAAGTCTCAGAAGGAGTGGGAAGAGGAAACCGGCCTCACTCGTTCAGAACAGGAAACCGCGAGGAAACACTGCCTAAGAGTTGGAGTTATCCAAGAGAAGTTGAAAGGTGTTCCAGCTACCATGCACTACCGAGTTACCAAGCCAATGGTGTACAAACTTATCGGCATCCAGTTTGCTGAAATCCCGCAAACTGAGATTGCTGAAATCCCGCAAACAAGTTTGGGGGACGGTAGAGAGTATGCTGGAAAACTACAAAGTGACGTTCCCTCAAACTTTAATAAGGAATCTAAGATTTCCCCTATGATTCCTCCTGAGACCTCGCGCGCGGTGGACATTTCAAGAGAATGGGACATGCTGCATGGACAGGACGTTCAGCCATTAGACGAAGCGGCGGAATTCATGAAACTTGCCATCGACTCAGCAAACATGATCGCCACCGGCCGGCCCTCGCGTTACGAGTTTGCTTTGCGGTTTATTTGCGGAGTCCATAAGATCCCGACCGAGGGGCAGATAAAGAACTGGCGCAAGGGGATCGATGAGTGGATGTCCTTCAAGCCGAAGCAACCGAAGCCGGACGATGTGACGGCTGCCATCCTGGAATACCAGGGCCGGAACCTGACCATTGCAACACCCTACTCGCTCTCCAACCTGTATGCGATTGCCAACCCGCCCAATGGACACACGCCGGAGGCGGCGAATATCGAAGACGAGGAATGGAGAAAACAGGATTGGAGAAAGGAAACCGTCAAATGAGCATGGCTGTCCAATATCAGGAACCCATCATGGCACAGGCACCAACCTCCTCCCCTCCCCATTCACGAGAAGCAGAGGAGTCCGTGGTCGGCTCGGTGATGATCAACCCGGATGTGTACTACGAGTGCGCACAGTTCCTATGTGCGGATGATTTTTATATCCACCGGCATAGGTGGATCTGGGAGGCATTCACTGCCCTGCACGAGAAGCGCGCGCCAATCGACCTTCTGACAGTAGCAGACGAACTGGCGGTGCGTGGACTGCTGGAAGAACTTGGCGGACCATCCTACTTGACGGCTCTTGTGAGTAATACGCCGACCTCCCTGAATGCGGAATACTATGCGAAGATCGTGGAAGGTCACGCGGTTCGGCGCAAGCTGATCCACTCAGCGAACACCATTGCACAACTGGCCTATGACCCGGAGACCAGCGTGGAAGACGTTCAGGAATTGGCGGCGAAGAGCCTGTATGAGTCCATGCAGAACCAAAAGGGGACGGGAGAGAGTTTGGGAAGCGCTCTCTCACGCGTGTATGACCGGACGGACGAGAATGCTCGTTTGCGCGCGGAAGGCAAGCCACTCGAGATGGGTTTGATGACTGGCTGGGTGGATCTGGACCGCCTGCTTCAGGGAGTGGGTGCCGAGTTCTTTGTGGTGGCGGGGAGGCCTTCCACGGGGAAGACATCGTTTCTTCTGGGCCTGGCAAAGTATGCCGCAATGAACCAGGGGAAGCGTGTGGCTATCTTCTCGCAGGAGATGACGAACGACGAGATTGCCGAACGGTTCCTGGCCATGGAGACGGGGATCGACTCGCAGAAGATTCGGGGAGGGATGCTTGAGGAGGACGAGTGGCCGATCTACACTCATGCGCTTGAAACCCTGGCAGGATCATCCATCTATGTGGAGGATACCTCCTACATGACTCCGGCGAAATTGAAAGCCAGGTGCATGAAACTGGCAAGCGGTGGCGGTCTAGATCTGACGATCGTGGATTATATCCAGCTACTGGAGAACGGCGTTAGGAAAGAGAACCGCACCCAGGAAGTCTCCTACATCTCCCGCCAGTTGAAGTTACTCTCGCAAGAGTTGAAGATCCCGGTCTTTGCCGCTTCGCAGCTCTCCCGCGCGGTGGAATCCAGGCAGAGCCAGAGGCCCATCCTTTCGGACCTGCGCGAAAGTGGCAGTCTTGAGCAGGATTCGAATGGCGTGATCATGCTCTATTGCCCCCAGGATAAGACCAATATCACCGAGGCCATCCTGGAGAAGCGCAGGAACGGTGCAATCGGAACGGTGGAACTTGTCTTTCGATCTACGACCACCACGTTCGAGAACGCATACAAGAAACGTTGATCAACTGCCGTAAGGCAGATAGTCCAGGCCCGGGTTCGGACCTGGTAAAAGAGGAAGCAAAAATGAACAACAATTTCCACGACGAATTTATGGACAATGCCGATCTTGACGATATCGACAACCTGATTTTGAGTCAAGCCGGCAGTGGCGACCTGATCGACAAGATGCAGGAAAAGAACGAGGCAGAGGCTGCTAAGAAGGTCGATTGGATGGGAGAATTCAAACGGCACAAGTTTACCTACATCCTGCTCGGGTGCAGTGCTGTGTTTACGGTCATGCTTGCCGTCTACCTTGGATTGGCTCCTACCCTGCAACTTAACCAAAATACAGGGAATCAGGAGATTCATTTCAATACCGATTTTGGGCATATTGTGACAATGCTCGTATATGTGCTTGTGTTCCCAGGCATCACCGAAGTTGCTTTTGCCGTTGCGAGGATTAAATTCAAGGAACGCGAAACCGGGAATTTCTGGCAAGCTTTTTCCATGTTTGTAGCAATGGCAGCTGCAGTAATCTCAATCATTGGCACAGGCGTAGCCGGCGGGTATGTCGTGGCATCCACCATTGGATTCCTGAAGAAGTTTGCCGAGATCCCAGATTCTGTTCAGAACTGGATAGTATGGATCATCCCCTCCCTGCTGGCGATCTATGCGGTTCTGTACACTATTTACGAGCTGTCGTCCAGGATTGACCGGGCAGAAAGATTCGTTAAAGAGCAGGAGAGGCGCGAGTTGTTGAATCATGAGTTGCGTCGCAGGCAAATAGACCTGGCCGGCAAGCGCAAAACTCAAGCCGCAGCGATTTACGCCTATGAAAGATTGGTTTTGAATGGCGTGTTAAGTCAGCAACAGGCTGATACAGCTCTTTCACAAGGAAAATCCATTGGCCAACTCGAGAAAGACTTAAATCGAGACTTGACTGGTGAGGGGGGAATTGGCAATACTAGCGGATTACAGCGCGATGGGGCCGCGCGCAGACTCCCTACCCCACAGCCGGTTATGAAGCCCCAGGCTCCAAGTCATCCAACTCCTCCCCATCCGCACAATTACACGCTGGCGGAGTTCCTGGAATTCCTGGCGTATACCCCACAGCAGGCCCTGAACCTGATCGACACCTACACGAACGATGAGATCAGTGCCTGGAATCTGCTGCAAGGGTACGAGATGATTCCGGTAGATATGACCTTTGGTAACTTCCGCGCGCTGTACGGTGAACTGCACACTTACCCTACCCCGGCGGCGCGACCGAACGGGCAGAACCAGAAGAGGTCGTAGCCGCGGATACTGGGAGTGATACTGGTATCGATACTGGCATCGTGTCAGTATCGATACTGGAAGAACTAGACTCCAGAATGAAAAACGATACTGACACGGATATTTCGGAAGGACGACGCATATCCTTTTTTGAAGGAAAGAGGAAAGGTAAAGATGGAATCACTCGAAAAACTGGACACCATTACTGGCAATGGGACTACCGAGACACCGATACTGGCAAGCGAAGGCGGCCCTACGGAGGCCCTATCGCAACCACTCCCCGAAGCAGACAGTATCGCGCCAGACAATATCTCGAAAGAAACGAACGGAACAAAGCCTCAAACTCTGTCGGAGACAGTATCACTCTTGCAGACGGATTGTTTCGACCTGCGCGCGTTCGGCTGCAGGGTGGTGATACTGGCAAGGAACGGGAAGATTTACGTGGCGATTGAACACCCTGATCATTCCTTCGATTTCGATACTGGCAAGGGAAATATACTAATTGACAGTATCGCGGCGGTGAAATGATGCGAATTAGGCTGATACTGGCAACCCTTGCAGTATCGATACTGGCATGTTCTGTTCAGATCCCGAACGGAACGCCCGCCTTGGCTCCTGCGGTCACTGCCACTCGATTGCCTAAGCAAATCGTAGTGGCAGTGACCCAGGATAACCTAGTGGCAGTCGTCACGGCTTCCCGGTCACTGAATGTGCGCGAGCGCGCGGGCGAGAGAGAGCCGGTGGTCGGGTATCTGTGGTTTGGTGAACGCGTGGAACTGACCGGACACTGTACGCACG